ATAAGAGATACACACAGCGATACATCTACAATAGGTAAGCTGTATTTGAATGGAGAACTAATGTGTGATACATTAGAAAACCCCTGGTTAGACAATCAAAGAAATATATCTTGCATACCTGAAGGGCAATATGATGTCCGTATAAGATTAGCAAGAGAAAGTGCAACTAGAGATTATATACATCTTCTAGTTCAAGAAGTACCAAAGAGAAGTTATATACTCTTTCATATAGGAAATACGGCAAAAGATACACAGGGTTGCATTCTTGTTGGCTTAAAGCGTCAACAAGACTTTGTTAGTAACTCACGATTGGCTATGGATTTACTAATGAAAGAAATAATTAACTTGGGAGGTGAGAAAATAAATTTAATAATTAAAAATAGATAACATGAAATCGTGGATAACAAATGTTTTAGTAAACAAAATTTTAAATAGTCGTAAATTCGTTTATGGCTTAACTGGTGTAGTCGTACCTTTTCTTATGGCTAAGTTCGGTTGGGGTGCTGATGTAGCAGAAACCGTATGGCACACTTGTTTAGTATTAATATTAGGACAAGGCGTTGCAGACATCAATAAAAAATAATCGTTTTAGATTAAAACCACATGAGATAGCAGCATTAAATAGAATGCGTGAAAAAGAAGTACGCAATGTATTGGTAATAGGCGACTTACACGAGCCGTTCTGTTTAGATGGCTATCTTGAATGGTGTATAGAACAGTATGAAACCCATAATTGTACAGATGTTGTAATAATCGGTGATTGCATAGATAACCATTATACCTCATTTCATGAAATTGATATTGAAGCAGAATACACAGGCAAACAAGAACTAGAAGTAGCTATTAAAAAAATAGCAAAATGGTATAACTCATTTCCAAATGCAACTGTAATTCTAGGAAACCATGACAGAATGATTATGCGAAAAGCACAAACATCATTAATACCTAGCAAATGGATTAAATCTTATAAAGAAGTATTAGAAGTTCCTGGTTGGAATTTTGTAGATAGATTAGAAATAGATGGTGTGCAATATATTCATGGTGAAGCAGGTACTGCTAGAACTAAATGTCGTGCCGATATGATGAACACAGTACAAGGACACTTACATACACAATGCTATATAGAACATTATGTAGGTCAAAACTTTAGAATATTTGGTATGCAGGTAGGTTGTGGTATAGATCATGATAGCTATGCTATGGCTTACGCTAAACGAGGAAAGAAACCAGCTATAGCTTGTGGTGTAGTTCTAGGGGGTCAAGTACCTATAAATCTTTTAATGCCTTTATAATGGAGGAAAAACAGCAATTACCACTTATTATACTATATATGCTAATCATAGTATTAGTAGTATCTCTATCTTTATAAATCACTATCAACATAGTAATTGTTAATAACTTTGTAAATAAAGTTGTAAATAATTGTGTGAATAACTAAATGTTTGTATATTTGCAGTATGAAAACATTAAAAAATACAACTATGAAAACAACTTATAAAATGAAAGAAGCAACAAACAAAAAAGAAGCTATTATATCTATATTAGATGTAATGACAGAAAACCCTGTATGGCTTAATAAATGTAGTAGTCAAATATTTGCAGTAGTATATAATTTACACAATACTGAAAAAAGACAGGAATGGCTTAAACTTATGGACTTTGCAGAAGTAAGAGATTTGTTTATAGAGATAAAAAAAGAGTATTATAACGCTATTGACTGGAATAATAAATTTTAATTATGTTTACAGAAAAACAATATATAAAAGCACTTTACCAAAATTGTGATGATCCTACGCAATGGAGGGGGTCTAATCCTAAGTGTCATGACTGTGGTGAAGACTTAACCAGCTCAGATTGGGAAGATCAATGTACAGACTGTTGGGAAAAAGAAATAGAATTAGAGGACGCTGAAAATCTTAAAGAGTAAGCACAACATTAAATATGAAAAAATGATTAAAAAAAGTAAAGTAACAAATGTCCAAGCTAATGGAACTTGGGAAGGTAAATTTGGTATGATGTATAAATTTGAAGTATCTTTTGAAAATGATGATACTGGTGAATATTCATCTAAGTCTAAAGAACAAGACAAGTTTGTAGTAGGTCAAGAAATGGAATATGAATATATAGATGGTAGATTTCCTAAAGTAAAACCAGTATATGCAAAACCAGACTTTTCTAATAATGGATTTGCAGCAGGAGCAGGTTATAAAAAAGATGACAATGTGCAAAAAATGATAGTTAAACAAAGCAGCCTAAAAGCAGCAGTAGAATTTTGTAATAGTTCAACTTGTGGTGTAGATGATGTTATAAAAATAGCACAGCAATTTACAGATTGGGTAATGATTGACAAAAACTAACAAAGATGACAGAAAAAGATAACTTTGTGCATATTTGCAATATCACCACTAAAGTGTTAGGACTTCGTAAAGGCTCTTTAGGTTATAAAAGTAGAACACAAGACTTACAAATAGCCAGAATGATAGCAGGTGTTATAGCTAGAAAAGAAGAAGGCATACACCGAACAACTATTGCAGAAGTATTAAATAGGAACAGAACTTTAATTTACCATTATGAAAAATCGCATGTTGGTAACTATAGTTGGGATAAGTATCGTGATGCTTATAATAAAGTATATTTGGCATATCACAATTTAGAAACAAGTAAAAATATTTTTGATTGTCCATATAGAATGAAAGAATTTTTATTAAGAAAAGGAGTTAAAGAACACCATAAAAAAGAAGTAATGATAGTAATAAAATCTGGTGAAGTAGGCTGTGGTATTAATACTACTTATTTTGACTTTTCAAATCAATTAGCAAAGATTAAAGAAATTCTGAATAATGAAAATTATAAGTATAAATTTGATGACTTTATTTCTATAAAATGATAGAAAAACCTAGCTACTATGCAAACATACCAGCTACTGTAAGGTACTCTAGCTTAAAACCTAATGCAAAACTATTATACGGTGAAATAACTGCACTAAGTAATAAGTTAGGGTACTGTTTTGCAAGTAATAGTTACTTTGCTGAATTGTATGGAGTTAGTAAGAATACTGTATCAAGATGGATAAGTGATCTTAATAACTTAGGTTTTATAAGTGTAGAGATAGAACGCAATTATAATAAACAAATAACAAAAAGGATTATAGGTATAGTACAAAAAGATGTTAGGTCTATTGACAAAATGAGCAAAGAGAATACTACAAGAATTAATACTACAAGTAATAATATATCTATAAAGGAAAAATTTATTAATGAGGTTATGAATTTTGATTATCCTAAAGATATGTTAGAAGACTTTATTAACTATTGGACAGAAGGTAAAAAGAAGATGCGTTATCAAAAACAAGGTACATTTGAAATAAAATTACGATTATTGCGTTGGGCAAAAAACCAAAAGAAATGGGATAAGCCAAAAACTATGAGTAAGATAGATACACAAATAAATGAATATTTAAAAGGAAAAGAATTATTATGAAAGCACTACAAAATGAAAACCTAAAAGAACTAACTGAAAAAGTATATGATCTTATTTCAGTTACTTCAGTAGAACTAGGACATAGAACAGATGGAAAGACTATGGCTGCTCTTGCTAAGATATTTGCACAAGACTTAATGACAGAGAATAGATTTAAAAGATTAACATTTAATCAAATCAAAGATGGATTTAAAATAGGTGTAAGGTTTTGCGAATTTGAGCCATTTTTAAATATAAAAACATTTTATCGCTGGACAATAAGTCATAAGAAAACAATATCAGATGCTGAATACAAAGTAAGAACACTTAACCAAGACCCTAAAAAAGTACCATATTATCAAGAGCCAATAAAATTACTTAAATAATGGAAACAATAATAGCAATAACATTTATATTAAGAATCATTTATATTAACTTAACAGATTAAACATGAAAACACTAACACAAAAAGAAAGAATTGTAAGACACTTAAAGGACAAAGGAAGCATTACAGCATTAGAAGCTATGAAAGAATATGGCATAATGAGATTAACTTCTAGAGTTTGTGAATTAAAAAATGAAGGATATAGAATTAGAAGTGAATTTATAAGCAGTAAAAATAGATATAATGAATCTGTATCATTTAGCAAATATTCATTAATAAAATGAAGTCAATAAGCAAACTAAAGAAAGAATTAGACAAGTGGTTTAGTCTTTATATTAGGCTAAGAGATGCTACAGCAGAAGGTATGGTACAATGCTTTACATCTGGAAGGGTGTATCACTACAAGCAGATTCATGCTGGTCATTTTATGAGCAGAAAAAACTTAGCCACAAGATGGTGCGAAATAAATGTACAGCCACAATCACCTAAAGACAATCTTTTTGGACAAGGTGAACAGTATAGGTTTGGATTAAATTTAGATGCTAAATATGGCGAAGGCACAGCAGAAGAACTACAATACAAGTGCAGACAAACAATCAAAATGTCTAGGATAGATTATGAAGATGAAATAAGTTATTACAAAGCTATTGTTAAAAACTTAAAAGAAGAAAAAGGAATAGAGTAAATATTTTTTTAACTTTGAAATATGATAAATCCAATATATGCAAGTAAGCAACATGAAATAATATTGGAAGAATACTTAATAATGGTAGAATCATTTATTGAAGATATATCAAATAATTCTAGGTATAATAATTTTCAAGATGTACTACAAATAGTTATTGAATACCATAACAACTATGGAAAAAACAGAACATCTTCAAATTGGTATGACTGGATCATGATCTTACCAGTTAATCTTACAGTAATGACTAATGGTTATTTAGCAGCTATAGAAACTAAAAGAAATGCAGCAACAGTTAGAGCATACAAAATACTTTTAAATGAAAAACTACAAGAAGTAGTTATAAAGTTAGAACAACTAGAACTATCTAATGAATAAGATATACAATGAAATAGCAGAGCTTACAGATAAATTCAAAGAGATGTGCTATGGATTGACTACGGATAAAAACGATATTGAAAACGCTGTACAAGAATTAATGATGTATTTTTTAAGTATGAATCCTAAAGTATTAAAAGATATATATACTAAAGATGGTAAACAAGGAATAATAAGATATGGTGCTGTAGTATTAAAAAGAGCTTTAACAAGTCCTAGAAGTCCTTTTTATTATAAATATAAAAAATACTATACTAATTTAAAATACAATACAACTAACAGCACTAGCGAAAATATAAATTATTTTTATAATAACATATACAATATACCAGAAGAAATAGTTAATGAATATCAATGGCAAAAGCTAGAACAAATAGATATAGAGTTAGATAATATGTACTGGTATGATCGTGAAGTATTTAAACAGTATTATTATGAAGGCAATACATTAGATAGTTTAGCTGAAAAAACAAAGATAAGCCGTAATAGCTTATTCATTACTATAGACAAAGTAAGAACAAAACTAAAAGAAGTATTAGATGAATAGGTTTTTTACAAGTCAAGAAGTATATGAAGATAGATTAGCTATATGCAAAGGCTGTAAATATTATTTTAAATTGACAGGACAATGCAAAAGATGTCTTTGTTTTATGAAAGTAAAAGCAAGAATAGCACCAATGGAATGTCCAGAAAAATACTGGCAAAAAACAACAGAAATAGAAACACCAGAAGATTTACCAAAAGAAATAATAGATGAAATATTAAATATTTGGAATGATATAAAAACTGGTAGAGCTAAAAACCATGAAGTAAAAGCAAAAATGATAGAACTATACAACACTATATATGAAACTAATTACAGCACAGGTACTAATTGTGGATCATGTATTTCTACTTGTTTTGATGGAATAAAAAAACTATATAATAAATATAAAAAATGAGCTATTTAAAATATCTTAAAAGAAATAAAATGCACTATCTAAATAGATGGATAGTAAAATATGACAATAATCAAAAAGTAAGGGAGGTTAAGCTAATATTTAATCCAGAAGAATACAGGAAAGATAAAAGAGCACGACCATTACATACACAACAAGGTTTAATTAAAATATTAGAAAAATGTATATAGCAATAGGAATTATATTTGGTTTTTTATTTACTGGTTTATTAATAATACATTATTTAGACTATAGGGAAGAACAAAGAAACCAAAAAAAATTTAAAGAAAACTTTGAAAAATTTAGTACAAGAACAGGTGCTTTGTCTAATGATAGAATAAATGAACGCACCACAATACCCAAAAGAAATGGAAAAAGAAATACCTAAATACTATATAGGAAAAAAGCACAAATACGAAGCAAGAAAAGTTATAGAAGACTTCCAGCCTGATAATTATAATATAGGAACTGCAATAACCTATTTACTTAGAGCAGGAAAAAAGCCAGACAATCCAATGGTACAAGACATTAGAAAAGCTATCAACCATTTACACTTTGAATTAGACAGAATACATAATGGCACTATATAAATGTGAGTGTGGAAAAGAAAAAGAAATAAGTAAAGTTACTATAGTTCTAAGGCATGGTAAATGGGTAGCAAAAGAAGCACTATGCAGTTGTGGTAAGTATATGGATAGCGAAGCAGAAGAAGGAATACCAAATCTTAAAAGAACTGAAGCATCTTTAAGTAAAAAAAAAAGAGGTGATAAGCTATGGGCAGGTGCAAAAGAAAAACTAATAGGAAAGCGTGGAATAAATGAGCCATTTGATTAGAAGCGAAAGACAAAATAAATACTATTGGAAATGTATAGTAAAACCAATAGCAGAATATACAGGCTATCATATTTTTGAAATGCACGATATATTAAAGGAACGATTTATAGTAGTAACAACTAAAGAACTAGATAAGCAAGAGTTTAATCAATTCTGTGAAGAGATAAGAGCGTGGGCAGCAGTAGACTTAGGATTACATTTACCAGCACCAAATGAATATAAGTAACGAAGATAATATGGAATTGATGTCAAGGTATGAAGATAATTACTTTGACTTAGCAATAGTAGATCCCCCTTATATGGATGTTTTTAAAACTGATAATTGGTTGGGAACATCTGCAAAACAAAAATCATATAAAAACAGAGAGGACACATTAACAGGTAAAAAACCTAACGAGGATTATTTCAAAGAATTAATAAGGGTTAGTAGAAATCAAATAATATGGGGCGGTAATTACTTTACTTTACCTATAAGCAGAGGTTGGGTTTTTTGGTTAAAAGGAAAACAGGACAATTATTTTAGTGATGGAGAATTAGCGTGGACAAGTTTTGATAGGGTTTTAAAATGTTTTGATTTTATGTGGAGTGGTATGTTACAGGGAGATATGAAAAACAAAGAAATAAGAATACACCCAACACAAAAGCCTGTAAAACTTTATGAATGGCTTTTAATGAATTACGCAAAAGAAGGAGATAAAATATTAGATACTCATCTTGGTAGTGGTTCAATTGCAATAGCTTGTCATAACTTAGGATATGAATTAACAGCTTGTGAATTGGATAAAGAATATTATGAAGCAGCTATGAAAAGAATAGAACAACATAAGCAACAAGTAAGAATGTTTTAAATAAATATCAATTATTTCTATAATATAATATGGACAAACGAACAGAACGAACACAAGACAATAAAGAACTATTATTAAAAGCATTACAAAAATCTTTAGGAATAGTAACAGAAGCGTGTGAAAAAGCAGGACTAAGTAGAACACAACATTACAAGTGGTATAAAGAAGATGAAGAATATCGTAAGCAAGTACAAGAAATAGAAGGTATGTTTATAGACTTTGCAGAAACACATCTAAAAGATCAAATAGAAAAAGGCAGTACACCAGCTACTATATTCTATTTAAAGACACGAGGTAAAAGACGTGGCTATGGTGATAGCTTAGATATTACAAGCGGTGAAGAACCAATTAAAATTAATATCAATCTTGGAGATTAATCCAGAATTTACTAAGACACAAAAGGAATGCCTTAAATACTTATTTGATAATAAGACAAAAGAAGTATTATTCGGAGGAGCAGCAGGAGGAGGTAAGTCATGGGTAGGCGTAAGCTATCTAATACTAATGTGTATTCAATATCCTAAGACTAGATATTTAATGGGTAGGTCTAAACTAGATGCACTAAAAAAGACTACACTAAATACATTTTTTGAAGTGTGTAATGCTTGGGGTGTTAAGGCAAGTAAACATTATAACTTTAATGGCTCTACAAATATAATAACCTTTTTTAATGGATCAGAGATAATACTTAAAGACTTATTCTTATATCCATCAGACAGAAATTTTGATAGTTTAGGATCATTAGAAATAACTGGAGCTTTTATAGATGAAGCAAACCAGATAACAGAAAAAGCAAAGAATGTAGTAGCTAGTAGATTAAGATATAAACTTGATGAAAATGAATTGATACCCAAAATGCTAATGACTTGTAACCCAGCTAAGAATTGGGTATATACAGAATACTATAGACCAGCACAAGAAAACAAAATAAAACCATATAGAAAGTTTATACAAAGTCTAGTAGGTGATAATACCTATATATCAAAACATTATGAAACACAATTACAAACATTAGATGAATTAAGTAAGCAGCGTCTATTATTTGGTAACTGGGAATATGATGCTACTAAAGATAGTTTAATAGATTACAATTCTATTATATCTTTATTTGAAACAAAAGGTATAGATGGTAATAAATACATAAGTTGTGATGTAGCACGATTTGGAAGCGATAGAACAGTTATTATGCTATGGCAAGGGTTACACCTTAGATATATAAGAACTATGCTTAAATCGGCTGTAAATGATGTTGTAGATGAAATTAAGAAATTACAACAAGAGAATCAAGTACCATTACGAAATATAATAGTAGATTCTGATGGTGTTGGTGGAGGTGTAACAGATTATTTAAGGTGTCAATCATTTCAAGCTAACACAAGACCCATAAAAGCAGAAAACTATCAAAACCTAAAAACACAATGCTACTATAAACTAGCAGACCTTATAAACAAAGGACAAATAGGTATAAGCTGCACAGATATAAATATAAAAAACTACATTATAGAAGAGCTAGAACAAGTAAGAATGAAAGACGCAGACAAAGACAATAAGCTACAAATACTACCAAAAGATACAGTAAAAGCTATAATAGGTAGATCACCTGACTATGCAGATGCTCTAGCTATGCGTATGTATTACGAAGTGGATAGTAACTATGGAAAGTATTTTGTATATTAAAAAAAAGGGGTGGCATAAGCCAACCCCTCCCACACAGCAAAATGAAAACTTTTGCAAGTATAATAATTTTAAACTAAATATTAACTTTTTCTATTATATATTATGGAAGTAAAAATCAAGAAAAAAGGAAAGACTAAAAAGTATAAGGTAATTGAAAGTTGGAAGGAAGTAACATTAGAAAAGTGGGTTGAATTAACTAGACTAGAAGGATTAACAACGGCAGTAGAAACTAAAGAGTTAATAAAGCTATTATCTGATATACCAGAAAAATTGATAAGTAAATTATCATTACCAGATATAACAGTTATACTTTCTAGGATTGCTCAAATACAACAAGAAAAGAATAGTGAGTTAGTAAAAGTAATAGAAGTAGATGGTAAAGAATATGGATTCCACCCTAACCTAGAAGAAATTACCTTGGGTGAATTTGCAGACTTAGAGCATTTTATAAAACAAGGAATTGAAAAACACTTAACAGATATTATGGCAATATTATATAGACCTGTTTTAGAAAAAAGCGAAAACGGAAAAGCGTATATAATAGAAGCATATGATGGTAAGATAGACATAAGGGCGGAGAAGTTTAAAAATATGAGTGCAGAACAAGTAGAAAGTAGTCTGGTTTTTTTTTGGATTTTCGTAAGAAAGTGGTCGAAGATCACCAAATTATATTTACTGGATCAGAAAAAGGAAATGACCAGCAAAATGTTGGCGAAGGTTTCGCTGAAAAGTGGGGATATTTTGGGATAATGTATAGATTGACAAATGGTAATATAAAAGACTTAGATAAAATAACTAAACTTAACTTATTAGAAGCGTTTACATGGTTAAGTTATGAAACAGATTTAGCAGAAAATAAAAGCGTACAAATAAATGGCAATATCAAATAAAACATACAACAACTTAGTAGACACATTTAAAAAATTAGGTGAATATCATAATCAGATAAGTACAACAACTGTAGGTGATATATTCGACATAGACTTAGAAAAGAATACTAAGTACCCATTAATGCACATAAATCCAGTTAATGTAACAACAGGGCGTGTAGGACTTACTTATAACTTCCAAATATTTGTTATGGACTTGGTAGATGCAGGAAAACAAAATGAACAAGATGTATATAATGATGTATTGCAAACTTGCATAGATATTATATCTATATTTAGAAATAGTAAATGGCAATCACAATTAGCATTAGACCTAGATGCACCTGTATATTTTGCAGAAGGTGATTATACATTAGAGCCGTTTACAGAAAGATTTGACCAAGCAGTTACTGGCTGGGTATTTCAAATAGGTATAACTGTAGACAATAGTTTCCAAACCTGCAATATACCTATGGAAGATACATATATAGGACAATGATGAAATTTAGAATAGGAAAATACAAAATAGAAATAGGGTTTTTTAAAATAATTATTAAATTATGAATGAAATATTTGAACTAATAGAAAGCTATGGAATCACACTTGTATTATTAGTGGGGTGTTTTTATGCTTTATACCAGTTCTTTTTTTTTAGCATTAGAGAAGTTAAAAAGACATTTGAAAAACACCATGAAAAAAATGCGCAAAACATGAATGAAGTAAAAGAAAAAATTAATAGAATATTAGATTTAATTAAAAACAAATAAATATGGCAGATTTAACAACAACTTTAACAGAATCCGTAACACTTAATGGAGCTATTAGAGGTACAACAAACACAATAACAACTACAGGTATTGTAGATGTATTTGAAAGAATACTAACTTGCACACATAGTCAAACTACAACAATAGCAACATTTGCATCTACACCTCATGCTAGTGCAGGAGCTTTAGATGTAGAAAACGCTAAGTATATTAGAATAACTAATTTAAGTACAGATCAAGATATGTTACTAGCTATTGTAACAACTAATACTAATTATCAAGTTACTGTACGAGCAGGTGCATCTCATGTATTATTTCAAGGAGAAAATATTGCAATAGGAGAAACTGATACAAGTCCAGCATTTGGAACATTAGAAGATGTTACAAGTGTACAAGCTAGACCATCAGCAACAACAGATGTGCAAGTAGAAATGTTTGTAGCTCTTGTGTAAATGGACACCAAAAACATAGAAAGATATTTAGAAAGTTTTGGTAGACAAGTAGTTAATAGGTCTAAGGGCAACCTTCAAAAGAAAAAAGGTGGAGGTACAACATTAGAAAACTCTATTAGCTTTAAAGTAATTACTGATAATGATGGTGTTTCAGTACAATTCTATATGGAAAGTTATGGTACATTTGTAGATAAAGGTGTATCAGGTAATAAACAAACAAGAACTTTTAAAGACTACAAAAATAAGACAATATCAAGTCCTTATAAATACACCACTAAACAACCACCACCTGATATATTAGCAAAGTGGATAAGTAAAAAAGGAATAAAAGGTAGAGATAAAAATACAGGTAGATTTATAAGTAATATGTCTTTAGCTTTTATAATAGGTAGAAAAATAAAAAGAGATGGAATACAGGGTATAAGTTTTTTTCAAAAACCTTTAGGATTAGGTTTAAAGCAATTTGGTAAAGAATTATTAGGTAGTGTAAAAGATGATATTTTAGATAGTTTAAACAAAACAACAGTAATTTAATGGCAACAATAATAGAACAACAACCGTATCAATTCGGACAATCAAGAGTAGCAATACCAGTAGGACAGAATGTAGTTTTTACTGTATCTAACAACACAATAGTAGCAAATAAGTTTAATACAAAATTTATTGCAAGACTAAGAGTATTAGAATATGCTATTAATCCTAATAGTACAAGTCAAATAGTAGCTATTACTAAAGTAAATCCTAATGGACAAGGGGTGGGTATATTTGATTTTAGTAGTATATTAGAAAACTATGTCAGTCCAGATTATAATGGTACAACTTATGGCGAAGCAAGTACATATAAGGGCGTAGACTATAGCGAAAACACACCACACCCAATACATTTAATAGATCAATATTCTACAAATAATAATTGTGTAAAGCATTTTCAAGTAACATTTAGTTTAGAATATTCAGATACTGCTATAAGCACCGTTACCGAAGACACAAACACACAAGAAAATAGTGTTGAATTTACTATATTTAATGGAATGCTACAACCAGATGATGTATTAACTTTAGACAATGGTGATTATGGATTTAATATAGATACTGCCAATTTATATATGAATGATACAGATGCTAAATTTCTTACTAATGCACCTACTACACAATATGTAAGTCTTACTGATTATGGTACATTACCTTTTCTAAACTTCTTTCCACAAATAGCCACAGCAACAGCTACAATCAATAAAGTAAATATTATAAAAATAAAACTATATAATAGTTCAGATGCTCAATTAGGGTCAGATATAGATGTAAATCAGAATTGGACAAATGGAGGGCAAACAACCAACAGTAGTAGAAGTAATAGAAATTTAATGTACTTTGGTGCTTTTCCAGCTAACTTTGATGGGGGTTACATAGTCAAGCCTAGCACATATGCAGACTGGAATACACATAAAGCAAATGTAAGCTATTACACACTACAAGCAAAAGATGATGATGGTAATGCTATTAGCCAGTTATACACTATAAATATTACTTGTCCTAATCTTAAAGGATTTGTGCCTGTAAGATTATGTTGGTTAAATCAATGGGGTGTGTGGGATTACTACACATTTAATATGAAGTCTGTAAGATCAATAAGCTCTAATAGAGTATCATACAACCAAATGAATGGCAATTGGAATGGTAATATATTTACCACAAATGGATATAAGGGTGGTAAAAAGAACTTTAGTGTAAATAACAAAGAAAAGATTAGAATAAATACAGATTATATAACAGAAACAGAAGCTGAATGGTTAGAAGAATTGAATAATAGTTTAGAGGTCTATATAATTAATGGCTTTCAGACAGACACAGCAGCAACTGTTACTAATAGGTATATTGAGCCAGTTACAATTACAGACAGTAATTATGTTATAAAAACAGTAGCAAATGACAAATTAATGCAATACACATTTAATATAGAAAAGTCTAAATTAAGAAGAACACATAAAGCATGAGCGTACAACTAATATTATATCCACAAAGTTATCAAGGTCAATATTCATCTATTGCAGTAGCTAATGTATTAGAGTTTGTAGCTGATTCTAATTTTTCAGCAGGTATAGATACAGTTTCTACTACTACTGCATCTGATCCTCTAGCAGATAGACTTACAAACGCACCATCTACAATAGGATTGTGGCGTGGTTATAGCACTAGTGGTAGTCCATGGACAGTAGCAGATGCACCTACAAGCAGTTTAAATGCTATGGTGTTAGATTCTGGTAGTGGAGGTGATTCATATAGTGGAGTTTATCAGACTATATCTAATCTAATTGCAGGTAATGAATATGACTTAACTATTACACATACAGCAGCAGCAGGAGGTTTTATATTAATAGGTACAGCTAACTTTACAGATGCTAATGGTAATATACCAATTATAGCACCAGGTAACAATCCAACAACTTCTAATGTAACACAGACAACATTAACATTTGAAGCTACTGGATCAACACAAATTTTAGGTATATCATATATTAATGATGACGGTACTAGACTTACAATAAGTGAGATAAGTATAAAAGACCATATATTACAAATAAACAATGCAATATTTACAGATTTACAAGATGGTCAAGTTGTTTTAGATTTATATGAAGATGAAGATATACCATTAAGTTTAAGTGTTGATGATTTTACTAATGTAGCTGAAAAAATACAAAGCTATTCTAAGTCATTTGATATACCCGCTACAAAAAGAAATAACAAAATATTTAGTAATATATTTGATATAACCAGAACATATTCTGGAATAAGTTTTAATCCTTATGCACAATCAAAGGCTATATTAAAACAAGATACATTTACAATATTTGATGGATATTTACAGTTAACAGATATACTTACTAAAGATAATCAAACCAGTTATACAGTTAATTTATTTTCTAAGGCTATAAGTTTAGCAGATGAAATAAAAGAAAGAACAATTGGTGATTTAACTGCATTAGAAGAATTAGAACATAGTTATAAATTATCAAATATAGATGATTCTTGGGATTCCACAGGTTTACTATTAACTAATCCATTACCAACTGGATCATTTGCTGGTACAGCAGGAGCAACAAGAACGCAAGTGTTAAAATATCCTTTAGTAAATTGGGTTGGTAATATTAAAAAAGCAACAACTGCTGATGCTGGGGTTGGTGGTATGCCACAATTAACAAAGTTAGAAGAAGTGTTTAGACCATGGGTAAATGTTAAATATTTAATAGATAATATCTTTGCCACTTCTTCATTTACTTATACATCTACTTTATTTGATGATACAGATTTTGGAAAACTGTTTATGGACTTTAATTGGGGGTCAGGAACAATGCCAGGTATTATAGCAGATTCTCAGTTTTCTTCAGCGTGGGATGTGGGTAGTTCACCTAATTATGCTATTGCTACTTATACTAAATTAAGACAATTTAAAACGGCTTTAGCTAGTGGAGGTTGGACTACACCACCTAATTATGATGCCAGTACCTATATCATAACAGCAACGGCAGATATTGAAATATATGAAATAGACTACCATTTTACATTTAAAAATACAAATCATACAGTACCAGCTAGTTGTTATGCAAGGTGGAGGGTAGAAAGAGCTGATGGTACATTAGAATCCTATGAACAATTATCACTACCAAGTTTTCAAGCTACATCAGCATCAACACCTAGAAATGCAAGTTGGACAGGAACATTTGCTATTACTTTAAATTCAGGTGATGAATTATGGGCAGAATTTAAAAACGCAGATTATTCATCTGGTATAGCATCAACACAACAATGGGAAGATTCAGTAGATAATCCTGGTGTTGCTGTAAGAACTAATTGGACTTTAACTACACAAACCACTTTAAAAGGTGAGTTATTAACCACTAAACGAGGTGAAATAAAACAATGGGATTTTATCAAAGGAATAATGACTATGTTTAATGCTGTAGCTTTGCAAGACCCAGCAGATTCTAATAATATTATAATTGAAACTTATAATGATATATTTATAAATAACCCAGATTCTACTGTAAGATATTGGACAGAAAAAGTTGATAATTCTGAAATTAAATTACAACCATTAATAGATTTAAAAAAAGAATTAACAATAAAGTATGAATTTGATGCAGATGACTTTTCAAATAATTTATATAAACTACAAACCACTAAAGAATATGGAGCTGCATATAGAGAAAACTTTGAAATGAATGCCTTACAAGGCGAAGAAGAAGTTATAGCAAGTCCTTTTGCTGCTACTGTTATGAAGCCAATGCATGATACTTTAAGTGAGTTTATTACACCAGTTGTTTATGCTGGTAATTTACATACTAATGAATTTGAATCTTATGATAGTTTACCTAGAATATTATACGACTTAGGTAAAAGAACTATGAGTACAACTAGTTTTTATATACCAGCACAAAATGGAGAATCGGCTAGGTCTGAAGCTAAGTCTTATGGTTTATTTTCACATACTGAAGAAGTACCTTGTTCATCTTCTACAATAGATTATAATTTTGAAACTTTACAGACAATAGGGATAGGAGCACCATCAGTCAATAATTTATTTAATTTATATTGGTTTAAATATTATACCGATCTTTATAGCATAGACACTAAGAAAGTTACTTTAAAAATTAATTTATCATCTTCTGATATTAATACTTTTAGGTTTTATGACTTAGTTATGATTAGAAACCGACAATATAGAGTAAATAAAATAGAATACAAGCCTAATTCTTTAGCAACAGTTGAACTAATACTTATACCATAATGAATTATATAAAAGGATATGAAATAAAACCATACGAGATTACACCATTAGGCGAAGTGTTATTTACTGATGATACTACAAACTATTTAAGAGCTAATCAACAGACCTGTGAAGCATATGGCTATAAATTTAACCGAGCTACTGGCACTTGCCAGGCTTTTGATTTTAATTATAGTTTATTAAATCAAATGAGTAATAAAACTAATACAAATTCTGGTGGAAAAACTGGTAGAAGTACAGAAAATACTATACTAAATGGTGAAGGTAATTTAGCAATAGGTAACAATACTAATTGCTTAATAAGTGGCGAATCTCATATTATAGAAAATGATCTTGACAATACTTCTATTATTGGTGGTAAAATGGGCAAAGCGTTAAGACAAGGAGAAGTGTTAATAGGAGGAGGGGGTTATAATTCTACGCAGGGATTATTACAACAGTCTTTTGTTCAAGTAAGTAATAAAACTACAAATAATAGTGATACCTTATTAACAACACAAGGAGATGCAGTAAATAGTATAGTATTACAGAAAAATTCAATAACAGCATTTGAAGTATTTGTTACAGCATTAGTAACAGGTGGTTCATCAGGTACTGCTGGACACTATAAAACAATAAAAATAACAGGCAGCGTGTTAAACAACAATTCAGATGTAGAAACACTTACACAAAGTCAAACAACTATAGCTAGTAATGGTACTACAGGAACAGCAGTTATGGACGTGGCTGGTACAGGACTATTAAGGGTTTTAGTTAATGGAACGACTAATGTAAACATATCTTGGTCGGCTAGTGTAAATCTTTACGAGAATGCAACAAACGCAGCAACATTTTAAAATATAAATTATGGCAGATAAAGTAATATTAGAAGCAGAAATTAAATCTAATATAAAAAAGACAAGTGAAGAAACAAAAGAATTAACAAATAATTTTGGTGCTTTTGGAATTACTATTGGTAGTGTAAAAGAAAAGTTTAGCGATATGGCTAAGATAGTAAGGAATGGTTTAAGAGCTATTACTTTACAAGCTAAACTAGCTGGACTAGGATTCAAACAAATGTTTAGTGGAGGAGTAATAAAAGGTGCTAAGACATTATTTACAGTAATTAGAACAGGTATAGCATCTACAGGAGTAGGATTATTAGTATTAGCTTTTGGATCACTTGTAACATATTTTACACAAACAAAAAAAGGAGCTGAAAAACTAAAAGTAGTTTTCGCTGGACTAGGTGCAGCAGTAAAAGTTATAGTAGACAGGATAGCAGACTTTGGAGGTGCTATACTTAAATTTTTTAAGGGTGATTTTAGTGCAGCAGCACAAGAAATGAAAGCAGCATTTACTGGTATAGGTGAAGAAATAGTAGAAGATACTAAGTTAATGATGGAGCTCGAAAGGGCGACTAATGCTTTAAAAGATAGTGAAAGGGATTTATCTGTAGAAACTGCACAAAGAAGGGCAGAGATAGAAAAGCTAAAAATGATAGCAGAAGATGTTACTAAAAATGAAAAAGAAAGACTAGAAGCTGCACAACAAGCATTTGATATAGAACAAGCATTACTAGACAAAAGAGTAGAAAATGCCGAACAAGCAGTAAGTATAGCACAACAACAAGCAAAGTCTTCACATAGTTTAGAAGAAGACTTAGACAATATAAGAGATAAAGAAGTAGAGTTAGCGAATATACAAGCAGAAAGTGCTACAAAGTCTATTGAACTTAACAATAAAATAAACGCTATAAAAGCAGAAGGGTCTAGAAAAGCATTAGAAGCTATAGAAAAAGAAAGACTAGCAAGACAAGAAGCATTAGATGAAGAAATAAATGCTGAAGTTAAAAGGGCAGATGGAATAGTGGAAAGTGTTAATCTAGCAAAAGAGAGAGATAACAGATTAAAAGATTTACAGGTAGAGCTAGAACAAGATAGAGATAAAGCATTTGAACATGAGCTAGATAAATATAAAGAACAGCAAATGAAAATTGTAGAATCCCATAGATTCTCTACAGAAGAAAAAGAAGATTTTGAAAAAGTAGTTGATGCCAGAATACAATTAATGAGAGAGAACAGAGTAGCACAAGATAAAGCATTAGTAGAAGCAAATGTGCTTAATAATATATCAGCTTTATCTAGTCTAGCTGGTGCTATGTCTACTTTAGCTGGTGATAATAAAGAATTAGCTATAGCTAGTGCAATTATGGACACCTATGTAGGTGCAAATAAAGCTTATGCACAAGGTGGTCCTATAGCAGGATTTATAGGTGCTGCTGCTATTGTTGCTGCTGGTCTTGCTAATGTTAGAAATATAATGAATACAGAAGTACCAGGAACTAGCTCTATTGGATCAGTACCTACCGATACTACACCAGCACCAGAATTTTTTAGTGGTGGATTTGAACTACAAGGTGCAACACCAGAGCAACAACCTCTACAAGCGTTTGTATTAACTGATGAAATGACTAATAGTCAAAACCAATTAGCTAATATTAGGCGTAGAGCAACAATATAAAAACAAAATAAATATTAATTAAATCTATATAATAATATGCCATGTACTAAATGTAAAGATGAAAACTATAAGTGGGGTAAAACAGGAAGCTGTAAATATGCCACTAAAGAAGAATGCGAAAGGGCTAATCCTAAAAAATATAATAAAATGAATCCAACACCACTAGGAAAAAAGACATATGAAGAATATGCAAAAGAATTAAAAGAATTTAATTTAAGTTCAGTTAAAAAAATAGAACTAGCTTTAACTGATAATGCAAAAAGACTTGTAAAAGAAGGCAAAGATTTGCAAAAAGTTATGACTAAAGCATATAAGCCTTATCCAAAATTAGAAAAAGATTATCGTAAAATATTTGACAGAATAATAGACTTTATCGAAGAAGCTAAAGAATTACCAAAAAGAGCTAAATCAATACAAAAAGAAAGTCTAGATTTATATAAAAAACTAGAAAAGTCTGCAAAAGATATAGGTATTGATGTTACAGACATACCAATAGCAAATGAAT